TTAATAAAAGAGCGTTTTTGTGGTACTTTTATTTCAACCATTACACTTTTATCCTAAACAAAGATGCGGCAGTTCCTAATGCTTGTGCGTACACTTGTCGCTTACCAATTTTAGCTTGTTCAAATGCCGATTCCGCAGAAACAATACCAGCACGAGACATTGTTTCTGCTTCTGTCAATCGTTTGGCTTTTTCTCTTGCGGCTTGCAACGTAATCCGTGAGGACGTTTCTGCCGCATCTGCGGTGACACGACCTGTTAATGCATCAAGTGTATTGTCAGACATATTCATATATCCAGCAGTAGCACCTGCAACAGCCATCCAGTCACTTAATTGTCGCACTACATCTTGATGTCTTTGGTCTGCTTCTAATTTTATATCAGGTATAGAATCTCGTAATTGTTGTGCTGTTCTTGCGGCTTGAACAGATTCAGCTACACCAACACGCGCCTGGGCAGATACAGCACGCATACCAGAGGTAGCACTAATGTAGCCAGCAGTACCTGTAAGAGCCGCTTCTCCTATTAAATCCCAACGCTCATAGAATTTTTCATCAGCCATCAAACAACAACCTCAATAACCATACCATTTATTTGTAAATCAAATGGAACATCCTGAGAAATAGTAATTTGGGGATCTTGATTGTATCCAAGTAACCTAAATTCTTTTCGACCATTAAACTTAGGACGAGCCAAAGAAAAGTCATCTGTCACTGAACGTATCACAAGATCTTTGTTATTTACTGATACAGATAATGTATCTACCAAATCCAATGTAACCATAACAATATGTCTTGGATCGCTAGTCATTACACCTGTTGCAATATTAGCATCTATTGGCAGTGTAATAAGCTCTACGTCAAACTGATAGCCAATAAAAGCTGATGATACTTCCTTAACTGCCGATACATCAACCTCTCCACCAGCAACAGTAAACTCACCTAAAAAATCTGTACCACTTACAACTTTTACTTTCGCGCCATTAGCAAACTCACCAGATACAGTAAACACACCACTAGATCCTGAATACTCTTTTGAGTAATCCATTGGTATATCTTCTAATACTTCCTCAAGATAGTAAGCATTAGAGCCTGATCCATTATCTCTCTGCACTGCGGCAAACAATCTTTGTCCTACAGAACACAAGCTATGAAAATTGCCTGATGTAGACCATTGCGCCCACCCAGCCTTACGCTCTGATCTCAATGAATAAAATGTACTCAATGTTCCATCTGGATTTACAAAATAAATGTAACTTTCTGGTCTGCTAAACCCACCTTGTACGACTGTTGCTTGTGTTGGATTTTTTACAAGATGTGGTGCTGTTACTGCAATATTACTTGTATTGTATGCAAGTTCAGCATCATTGTAGAGATAAGAACCTACCATCTTACCATTTGCTTGCAGATATATTGTAGTGCCATCAAATGCTTGGGGTTTAAGATCTGCCGCACCAAAAGCTGTTTGTCGTTTTACTTGTGCATTGGTTGGTGTAATAGGACGTTCAGTAAGTGCAGGTACGTATGATTCGGATGATGTGCCAAAGACTTGTAAGTCTCTGTTAGACACTAAATGTTTAACCTGGCTAAACGCACCAAAGCCACCGTTGATTTCAATGCTTTGATTATCTAATGCCGTTCCAATATCAAAGTTAAAATACTTTGCTGATTGTGAACCCCAGATAAAATCAGGTTGCGATGGTGTTCCACCAAACCACAGTCTGTTTTCATGGAATGTAACAGCTTGAGGGAATCCTCTTACAGTAGAATAACTTTGTTCTTGAAACTCACTTGTAGCCCCTGTGCTAGATATTCTTGGCGCACCACCACCTATTGCACTCGAAGTTGCTGAACCACCTGCTGTAATTTCATAAGTATTATCATCAAGTATTTCAGCAATCGTCCTAGACCCATTAATATTATTCGCAGCAATTCCCCCAACAGTATCAGCACGATCAATAGTAATAGAGGTACTTGCTGATAAGCCATGAGCAGGGTGCGTAACAATGATTCGATCACTACCGTTACTTGTTTGTAAAGGGTCAATCGAAAGTTGCTTTCGTATAGTGCCAAATATTGTTGCCGTAACAACTGTCGCACTTGTAAACCCTGTAATTTGGCAATGAGCATCATGTATTTTAATATACGACCCAACATGATCACTTGTAAAATAAGATGCACTTGTAGTTAGTGTTTTGCCTGTTCCACTTGTTGCCGAGGGTGTTATCGTAATACCTGTGCCATGAAAATCATAATATGGTTGAGCAACCTTTGTGTTACCTGCAAACGAATCAAATTCAAATGTTTCCACTTGAAATGTAGTTAAACCTGTTCTGACAATGGTTCGTGTTGCAAACTGAGAGTGACATACAAACATAAAGTCACCATTAGTTGCATAAGTAAACTGCTCAAGACGCGCTGTTGTCCATGGTAATGCCGCAGAATCAACATCTTGAGTAATAGTTTGAATACTTGTTACAGCACCAGTAGTCGGATTAATTTGAAATATTTCTAAACGAGCATTACTAAATGCAAAAATATATCGTTCATCATCAGAAAAAATAAAGGGCTCTAAACGTAATTCTAATCTGCCAGTAGATACTGCTGGACTACTAAAAGCCGCAATACGACTTGTGCCAGGGCGTTTTTTCAAACCACCCTCACCCAGAATCATAAGATTTTTGATTGTATTGGCACCTGCTTTGTATACTTCTGTGTCAACACGAGAAGTAAAAGAAGGGCTTAGTTCGCCAAACTCGAAGCTGTTGATAGGAATCTTTATCCTTTGCATCAACTTCTCCTTTCAGCCGCGAACCTCGATGTTGCAAGTTTGCGAGATGTCTGTTGCTGACTATCAAGTGATCTTGCCTTTCTCATGGCAATATCATACTTGTCTTCCATGAGTTGAATCAAATTTGGATCTCTAGCAATACTGCCAGCAAAAACCGCCGCCATTGCATACTCAACAGCAATAGTAAAATATGAAGGCCAGCCAATCTCTAATGCACGAAATGTATAGTCTGCAATAACTACTTCATTGCTACTGGCATTAGAAAATACCTTATCACCATATACCTGGTACTCAAAAACAATGTCATTCACTGTTAATGCATGAAGCATAAGAAGATCACTAGGTAATTGATGCGCTCTATCAAACCTGCCTGTAGGCTCTTCTGTAAGTTCACTTACTTGTTTTTGTTCTGTTGCAAACCGCCATCGTGAAGAACATAAATTAGTTCGTGCAATATCCTCATACATATTAACAGCTACTAATGATTCAGTTGTTCCATCATCAAATGACGTAATAGGCTCTGCTCCAATGAGGATCAAAGCCCTTGCACAAATATCAATAGCTGAGTTTGAGGCTGTAGATGTCATAAGGTCAAAGGGGGGATTTCTCCCCCCTCATCCTAATTAGTCACTGTCTGTTGCAGTCACAGTCAGACCATCAACTACGTCAATAGCTGATGCTGTTACTGAGTTTGCATAAGTCAGTGTTACAGCAGGCGTTCCACCTGTTGACGTTACAGCAACGATTACATCATTTGAACCAATCATACCTACTGCATCATTGAAATACCCTGCGGTATTTACAGTAGCAATAGTATCAGTGGTTGTGTAATGCCACAGGTTTACACCTGAAGCTGATGCAAGATTGGTAAGTCCTGAAGCCGCGTATGCCATTATTACCTCCTAGTTATTGTCAAGAAGTTCATAGACACCGTTGTCATCAATAACAACAGCACCCATAGACATATGAGCAGTTACCAGATGTGCTACTTTCTGAGGAACATAATTCACTTCAGTAGATACATCTGAACCAACAGCAAGACCAACAGCAGATGTGTGGTAAGCAAATGACTTACCAGCAGACACTGCGGATGTTGAGAAAATCTTAAATCCAAGAAATTCTTTCATTGTCATGCCACCAGCAAACGGCAGATTTTGCTCACCTACAAAGTCACTTGATGCAAACTCATTAATATTAAACAAGTCTGCGTAACCTTTGGAGTTCATGGCAATATATCGTCCACCGTCTTCTGGAATGTCAGCACCGCCAAAAGTCTCAAATGTTGACAGCAGATCTGCTTTTTCAAGAGCAGAACTTGTGTCGTGAATTTGAGTGCTATTAGCACCTGCATCCATAGCAGTTACAAGCAACTCATCAGTCTTACGACCAAGAGCATATGCCGCCGATTGTGCAACAGCTTGACGCTCATCAATATTTGTTTTGAGTTCGTCAAGTTTGTCGATGTATTCGGGAGCAAAATGATCCGTAAGAGTTGCGGTTACATTTGTATGTACAAGCTCCATGCTTGTTACATCACCGTTCCGAGATTTGGTGTTGGCAACGCCCTTACCAATTTTCTGGAAACGAGCAGTTGAACCAGTAACATTCGTTGCCTGGCGTACAGTATTTCTGAGTTTAGACCCCATACGCTGATAAGCAAGATGCACTTCGGTTTCAAACTGCGTAATAAAGGCTTGATCTATTGTATTAGCCATTTTTACACTTCCTTAAAACAAGTTACATTTAAGTTCAGGATTGGTTGTCTGTCATCGCTTCATCTAGTTATCCCAATGGGGCTATCAGCTACATACAGGCCTATCACTGTTGATATTGCATAAATAACTAAATGCTTGCAAGACTATTTAAATAATTTTTGAAAACCCTCATCTACTTCTTTGATGAATGCCTGATCTCTTTGAGTAGGATTCCAATACCTTGGATCCTTCATCATTGTGTTCAAATCATCTTTAGTAAGTCGTGATGGGCTTACAGAATCACTAGAAATAGGCGTTTCATTCAGTGCATTCATAACTGTTTCGAGAAGAATGACACCATCACCAGTTTGTCCAATACGCATAATTTCTGGCCCTAGATTTTCAGGGAAAAACTTTTGCGCCCACAATCCTACTGCTTCAATACGTGCATTAGCATTTTCACCTAGTTTTTTTACTTCTTCTTCTTGATCTGGTGCCGGAACCATAGAAATAATTGCTTCCAGGTTTTCATCAAATTCTTCCTGATTGAATCCATTTTTAAACGCAAACTCGCCATACTTTTCAAGAAAGTCATAATTAATTTCATCTTCCTCTTGTGTGTATTTCTCAGGAATTTTATAGTCACCAGGTTTTTCTGGCATGCCTTCATTGGCTGATGCTTCTAATTCTTCAATCAAAGAACTGCGTATTTCTTCATCACTTTTACCTAACTTGCTTTCAAGTGAAGAATAAGAGTTTACCAAATCTTCTGGAGAGTTAAATTTTTCAGGAAGCCACTCAGGACGTTCCACTGTTTCTGATGTTGCTTCAGGTGCTTCCACTTCTGCTTCCACATTATCTGTTGCTTCACTCATTTGCTTTTACCTTTTCTGCATGTTTAATACGCCTTTCAATAAGGCCGACTAAATAACGCTGACCTTCAAGATGTCTTAGTTCAGCGTCACTAATGTTTGCCCCACTAACTGATTCAATAGTAATTGAACGTAAGTAAGACAGAACCTCTTTGCCAAGGTCATCTGTAAACAGTGCCTGGATGTTTTGAGATATTTTATTATCTGCCGCTTTAGGACGCGGAAATCCATCAAGAGATATATTTGACATCTATTGTTGCGGTGGCAGAGCCGCTTGTTGCTGTTGCATCATAGCCGCCATTTGTTGCATTTGCTGACGCTCTGCTTCATCTCTTACCAATGTATCTGGAACTCCAAACTTCTTGGCAAGATATATTGCCGCCTCCTCTGAACTGACCAACATATTAACCATCTCTGGCCCGAATCTAACAGCAACCATTTCAAGAAACCTATCTACAGTTCCAATGTCTTGATTAGCCTGTGCTTGTGCAAGCGGTGACACACTGCGTACTTTTACTTCTCTGCCATTTACATTTGGCAAATCAATGCGTCCCTGCTTTTTCAGAATAAATACTACTCGTTGCAAAATAGGCTGAACCATCTCTGCCATCAGGCGACCAAACGCAGATCCAATTCTGCGAGATAGGTCAGCCATTCTTTCAGCTACTTCTGTAGCTGTTGCTGGTGTTTTATTAGGATCACCTAACATATCATTGTACAAAGCACGTTTAATATTCAGTCGCATATCATTCAGCACAAGATTAGCTACATCAAAACTACCTGCTGGTTGTATTGGCTGTAATCCACCTGTGCCTGGTGCTTTTGGTATGACAGTTCCTGGAACTAAATTGATAGTGTCAACATTAATGACACCATCATCATCCATTTGATAGATGCCAGAAATAGCCATTTGAGCATTTTCCAAAATCAACTCAACAGTCAGGTTAGTTGTTTTAATAGCACTCAAAGCATTTACCAATGGGCCGCGCCCATAAGTTTCGCCAGCCGCTTTTGCCCAACGGAATGGAATAAATGGATTAGAGCCAACACCATTGAACTCAGAAGTAAAGATCATTTCCTGAGACTGTTGCTCAATCACATAGTAACCAAAGCGTTCCTCATTCGGCTTATCATACAAACGACAGACAACCTCAAGGAGTTTGCATTTACCCTCTGGGTCTTGCTCCATCTTCTTGGCAAGATTTGTAGACACAGTTGCCTTCTTGTAGACATGCGGTATATCGGAATAGCGCATTTCGCGCTCACGATATACATGATCAATTATATCATCTGGCCCCGACTCAAGAACGATCTGAGGCATAGGTACAGCACTAAACTTAATAGGATGCACTGCATCACCCTCAGTAACCATCAAACAAGCAGTACCTACTGCAAGATCCAAAAAACACTCATGTATTTCTTGACCAAAGTTTGAGTTTTGCAATACTTCAAAAATATATTCAGTTACTTCGTCTAGCTTGTTATTAATTTCATCTTGTTCTTCTTCAGGAACTTCACTGCCTGAAACAAGATCTGCCCATCGTGCAAAGTTTGGAACAAGACCAGACTGTAAACGAGATGCAAACTCTTGAGTACCAACTACAGCAGTTTCATCAAAAATACGCTCGTCACGCCGTTGACCTGGCGCTTCAAAATAATATCCGCGCCTTTGTGGTAATGCATAGTCATAGCATTCTTGAAATAAATCCTCAAAAACCGCACGTTCTGCTTTTGCTTTTTTATACTTTTGTAAAAACTTTTTTGTTTGCTCTTTATGCATTGAAGTATTGGTCAAAGAATCCAAGACCACCTTTTTGTCCAGTTACCAAAGATTTACGGCCTCTGCGTCTTTTAATACGCTCTACATCTTTTTCCAATGTTTCTTGTTTAACTTCTTGTTTAGTTTCTTGAGTTTTCTTTTCTTCTTGTTTTGTCTGCTCTTCTCTAGCTTTTCTTGCTGTAGCCGCTTCTTCTTGAAGTTTTGTTAATGAAGCACGTTGTTGTTCTAGGGCTAGCCCCTCTCGCTCAAGCATACGTTGTTGTGCTTGACTTGCTCGTTTGGCCGCTTTTGATTGTTCACGCATTGATGCATACGTAGCACCCATATATAGCAAACTAGGTGCTGCTTTTAATAATCCACCAAGAAATTTTGTAAAGTCCATTTAATAAATCCTTGAGATTAATTAAGCAAAATACCTATCAAAAAATCCTCTACCTCGTCTAGCTGAAGTAGATGTACCTCTGCGTCCTCTTGTTCCACGACTTGTAAGCCTTACAGCCATGCTACTTGCTTTATCAACAGCCGCTTGTCTACGTCTATTTTCTATAACCCCTGGTACATCAGCGGGATCTCGCACACCAAATTCTTCTTCTCTTTCATCTGCCTGTACTTGTTCTTGTTCTGCTTCTATTTGCTCTTGGATTCGCTTTTGTTCTTCTTCAATTCTTTTTCTTTCAGCTTCTTGCTCTGCTCTGATTCTATCTTCTTCTGCTTTTACTTGAGCATTATACCCTGCTGTGTATTGATTTAAATCTTGTGTAACTTCTGCCAATAAACTTGGTGTAAAAAATTGGCCTAGCCTTGGGTTCATTGGTACACGAGCAAGCATATTTTGAATACGCTCTACTTCTTTGCGCCGATCTTGTATGCCTTGAATTGTATATTCAGCCATGTTGTACCTACATCATTCTTGACCAGTTACTAGTTTTAGCCTTTTTTTCTTTCCTTGTGAAGATATCAAAGTCTCTCCGTAATGTAACAGGCTTGGCTACTGATTTACGCCCAAGCACATGCCTACCTTCTCCACCGCCCAGCATTAAGTATTGTAAGGCATCATGTATATGTGAAAATCTATTTTTATC